GTAGTTTTTACCCAAATTTCATCAAACATGGTCATGTAAGGAATCCACGTTTTATATGTCCATTCCTGATTCGGAATCCAAATATTACGACGCGCGTATGCAAACAAAGAAGGATTTACAACTTCAAGAAAAATATTCACATCCGCTTCTGCACACTGAGGGAATACATATGGAATACGAAATATCTGCACATTATATCCGTAGACTGCAGTCAAAATTCCTCTCAAAATATTTGAATCTTGAGATAGACCTGTATTGGTCTGAAAGTTTGATATAATATTCACTTTCATTTGGCTTTTTGAACAACTTTTCGCAGTAAACGCTTTGTTGTTCGTGTTCGTGGATACTGACGCAATGTTTTTTGACGAATGTTTAAATATTTTAAGTATCGTACCCAATCTTTGGTAACACAGGGACTTGCAAATACACAAGGTCTATCACGGAACCACTTTGCTTCCACTTCGCCCGACCATTTCCAAAATTGAACAGGATCTGTAACTTCTGGTAGATTTTCAAGCTCAGTTGTTTCAACAAGTTCACGACATAGTTTCTTTTGTTCGGATGATTCATATCCATAAAATTCACTGAATAGATCTGTTTTATACTTTGTGTCAACAATGCTATACTGTTTTCCATCCCAACCAACTTTTTCTATAGGTCGAAATGAATCCCATGTGGGTTCAAATGTATATAATTGACTTTGATATTTAGCATAAATGCGGTCATGAAATACGCGAAGATCCATTACGTATTCTAAAAAAATGATTTGAGCTCGCCTGTACGCGTACCATAAACTTGAGTATTAATAGGACCAGCAATCGGAGGAGCAAAATCTTCAATATCGCGACGATAGAACTGATAGAATTCTAGCTCCGAATAAATTTTAGCACTAGCATATCCAATAACGCGGCGGTTTAGCTCATCTAACTCTTCGGCCACATGAGCATCATTATTCTGACCAAACATAAGGTAATAACTCCGCATGATGATTTGAAGATCATCGTCACTTTGGCGATCAATGCGATGCTGTTTATTGCTCATTAGCCAAACATGTTCAGCAATTTTATCTTGTAGAGCATCAATGTTTCCCTTGCTAAAAAATACAGTGTTTAGAGGAGTAGCTTTATGCTGGCGACCAATAAGATCGGAACGGGGATCATGTCCCTCAATGGCCGGACCTTCCTTCCAAGGCTTAGATGTCATTCCATAAGACTGGTGAACATCATTAAAGTTAGGAATACGCCCACCGTGATCAGGAGGAGGATACTGCTTTGACGTAGACGTCATATTATAGTGATTCTCCACACGAGGATCCTGAATCTTCTCTAGAACACTTTGGTCCATTTATCATTATGAATGAATAAAAACGAATTTATCAACTGACTTGATATAAATAATAAAATGTCAACACCTGTTATCATTCTTGTTGGAGGACCTAATTCAGATGCAAAATCTGAATTTTATGAGCAATTTACCGCTTGTAAAATAACTGACAAAGTACATATTCATGTAGTTAAAAATACAATTCCGCAAATTGTTCTTATAAATACTCCTGCACATCACGAGAATCGTGATCCGCTAGATTACTGTTGGGAAGGTATATTTCAAATTGGTGATATCATTGTAAACTTCGGAGATTGGATGCCCAGAGAGATCTATGGCGTTAAACCTCCATTTAGTCATTTACCTTTCTTTCTTACATGGTCGGGCGACCATGATGAGACAATGACTAGAATTATGGATAAAGTAGCAGAGATGGTATAAAGGGGGATGATATCTATATTATGGTTGTTTACCGGAATGCTTGTAGGATTTTTAATTGTATCGGTATTTTATCCACCAGTTCGTCCTGATAAAAGTCTACCAACTCCTGGCGATAAATCAAAGTTTTACACGGGTACGGGGTGTGTAAATTTTGTATCCAAGGAAGTCCCGTGTCCAAAAAATACAACATCTCTTAATTTCATCGCGTCTCAAAACAAATGATACAGGTGTTAAAGATATTGCATAATGAACGGAGTATTACATTCCTTTCATTTTTAATCGGTATGGGACTTGTCATTATGCTGTTTCATAAGCCTATTTTAGAAAGAAAGACCTTAGCCTTACCTCTAGGGGAGATTATCAAAGAAATTGTGTCTATTGATGGAAAATGTTATCAATATACTGCGCAAGATGCTACATGCGAAATACCCTCTTCTAAATAAATGCAAGATAGTGGAGCTACGGATTTAAGTTCTCTTTTGGGAAGCGGTCCTGTTCAGAATCCGAGTCTACCTCAGTCAACTACATTTGCGCCTATGGTAACGGGCGGCGTTGATCCTTTTATTGCTCCGGTTAATACTAGCAATCAGAACAAGCCGGCGGTAACAAACTATAACCACGATGCGACATTTAATTCGATTCGTTATGTGGTTCGTGGCCTAATGATGTATTTTGGATTTTTCCTAGCTGCTGCGATTATCTCCCTATCAACTCCTCGCAGTCTCTTACTTCAGTACATTCCCCATACGTACACGACAGGTGGTACGGTTTCTTACACGGGTGCCGCTGTTCTAGGTTTAGCAGCTGTAGCAATTGCATATGTAGTGGGTACTCTGGGAAGTAGTCTCATTTAAAAAGACATATTTACGTTTAATCATCATTGGGCACCCAATCGATGACCCAGTCAGTCCCGGAATAATGCAACGGGCTAATCTCTATTTTGTCAATTTGATTTGTCTCTTTACAGATAACCTTTAGCATAGCACAATTGCCCCTGTTATGAACAATAGTGTGAATGTATTTTGTCGTATCTGCATATGGCATGACAGGAAAATTCCATCTGTAATATCGTTCCGTCTTGGGATTGCATATTGCGCAGATTCCGTCAATGTTAGTAAACATCAGTGACATTTTGTTTGAGTCTAATTCAAAAAAGTATTTTTATTCCGTTTTTACGAATACTCAACACGCCTAAGACCCCACTTCTCCATACACTTGGTCAGGAATACCTGACAGTCATGGCAAGGTTTAGACTGCATAATTTGGTCATTCTTGTTCAAACGAAATACCGTCAACACGCAACCACGAAGTTGTGAGATGTCACCAAGACTCTTCACAACTGCGCATTCTGCATGCAATGTTTGATCATTACAACCACATCCACTCGAACGACTTCCTGCCTTGTTTCTAGCTACTGCAATCACTTTACCTCTTTTCGTTATTACTGCGAAATGTTCGCTTGTGTTAAGTCTCTGTGTATTGTGGCAGCCACGCCTATCCAGCTTCTCGCGATTAGCGACAACGAACGACATTTTTATTGATGTTCTTTTAATTAGTAGAATGAAGTCCGTTTTTAGACAATATGGGTCTTTTAAAGTATCAAGTATGAATGATTCTTGGAAGGCCCTACGTCGGCATTCTCGAGGATGGATGGAAGATCCCCCAGCTAAGGTCCACGTTTCAATTATGTTTGGCGCCGGATTTATGGTAACTCCTGCGTTTATTGAGAAACATAGTATAACTCATGTTGTAAACTGTGCTCAGGATTCGGATAGTCCGGAGTGGTTTCGTGATCATAATCCTACAAAATATGCATGCATTAATGCAGTTGATAATATATCTGTTGATATAACTGGTTGGTATCCGCGGTTCGCTACCACAATGAATAAATTTTTATCAGATCCAGAGTCAAAAGTTATATTTGTTCACTGTCAGTGTGGAATTAATCGAAGTGGGTTTTTGACACTTTTATACAGTATTCAAAAATTTGGTTACGATTTTGATTCAACTGCTAAAATGATTCTAGCACAAAGACCATGTGCATTAACAAATCCTGTTTTTCGCGAACAACTTATAAACTACATTAAAAGTAATGGGAGATCTGGGTAACAATCCTATATGGTCAAATTTAGAAAATTCAAGTACCGATATGATGGGACCATCGTACAGCTATTCGGATAATATTCCAGGTCCTGGTTCTTTGGGTGTTGGTTCAAATGGAACATTTGGACAAATTAATACCAACTTGGGAGCTGTTGAAACATATGTGAAGGGAATGATTACAGGCGATCCTCCGTTAGGAAACCGTTTTTTCATAAATACAGGTGGTACATGCACAGCAACAGACGGATCGGTGCAGTCGCGATACAATTTTATTAATAATATTCCGGGTGGCGGTAGTCCACCTGCAGGTTTGCAAGATTTGTCATTTCTGTCAAATGATCTTCGTGGATTAATTCCAGGAATCATGGAAGATATCGAAGGTCTTGATCCATATTATTTATTTACTGCCATGACGGCAGATGGAAGTCCTCCTTGTGATTGTTATACATGTGATGTAACAAGTGGAGGTGCTTCTTATTTTTTAACTACATCCTTATCTCCTGATTTTGATCCAGCTCTTTGCACGAAGACTGATATTTCTAAGTGTAAACCCGCACCTAAAGAGTCATTCACAAACCAGTTTGATACGACTATGATTCCAACAGTTCTTGCAGCGGGACTCCTTTTATTCTTTGCAATGAAGTAGTATTTTAAGAGTGAAACTTTAGTGAAACAATAAGATGGAAAACATCTTCCGTATAAAAAAGACATCTGATTCATCGTCGCCCATAAAAACGCAGGGTACGCTCGATCATATTCATTCTACGATCATATCATCAATTCGAGATACTAAATTGAATACAAATGAAATTGAAGAACAATGTGTAAAATTGGAAGAAGATGTTGAGGACATGAGTGTATCAAGTTCAATTGAACAAATTGTTAAATCGTCTAAAGCAGAATCGGAATTAAAAGAATTACGGTTTAGATTAGATTCTAAAAATCCAGTTGAAGAATATTACGTAAAAAATGCAGATATTATGCTTCAATATTACGGAAACACAGAGAAACCAAAACAAGCAGCAACGTCTTGTATGGATGAAAATACATTCGTAAAGTATTTGGTCACAAGTACCGCCGGTGATACTGGTAGTCAAAGTAAAAAACAACTTTTTGAAGAATATGCTACTCGTATGAAACTGAAAGGAATGGAAGTTGCGGAAATGAAACAGGTTATTACCGAACACTGCGAGTCCTGTAATATTGCACGTGAAGAACTAACATCCGAAGGTGTACTTGTATGCCCTAAATGTGGATCAGAAGAATACATTATGGTAGTATCTGATTTTCCTTCATTTCGCGATCCTCCTAAAGAACGCAATAATTATGCGTATAAAAAGATCAATCACTTAAATGAAATTTTGAATCAGTTTCAAGCAAAAGAATCTACCATTATTCCAGATGAGGTTATGCATGAAGTCATCAGTGAAATTAAGAAACGCCGTATTCAGAACATTGCTCAAATGACCGAAAAAGAAATACGAGACATTTTAAAGAAGCTAAATAAATCTAAGTATTACGAACATGCCGCTCATATTCTTTCGAGACTTAACGGAAACCCTCCACCAACGATTACGCCAGAAATTGAAGAAAAGATTCGTACGATGTTTCAAGAAATCCAGGCGCCTTTTTTGCTGTACTGTCCGGATGACCGCACTAACTTTCTGTCTTATTCGTATATTTTGTTCAAGTTCTTCAAGCTGCTGGAACTGGATGAGTACAAAGCGTATTTCCCTTTACTAAAGTCGCGTGATCGTTTGATTGCACATGATTTTATATGGAAAAAAATTTGCGAATATTTGCGATGGGAATTTATACAGAGTGTTTAAAAACGGATTTATCACGTATTCGTTACATAACTCTCAATAAAATGGCCACAGTTACTCTACTTTCTGTCAACTATAACGAGTCGTATGATGATCTGGTTGTAAATGATACTAACACTGTGCGTGTTATGTATTTTGCCGGTCAGAAGAAGGCTAAGCGCGATGATTGGATTACGCCCGGATCAATTCTAATCGAGAAAGTTGGTAGTAAATGGGTCTATGTTGGAATTGTAATGTTTGTTTATGAGGTAGAGCCGGTTGATGGAGTTGCCCGGTTTCTACTAGTTCTAGAGAAGAACAATCATTCTGGAGTTACGGGTAACACCAAGAAGCTTCTTATGGAGAAAATTGGTTGGATTCTAAGTGATGATGCTCCTGGAATTGCCCACGTAACTCATGTTTAGAGCTAAAAGGATATAATATACCAATATAATGCGTTTTTTACTTATTAGTACTCATATTGACCAAATGACTGGATATGCTAAAGTTGTAACAAATCTACTTCAGCAGATTTCTACCGTTCCGGATGTAAAAGTTTTTCATTTTGGATTTCAACGCCATCCATCTCGTCCAGGAATTCGCACAGCTCCCAAAGGCATTATTCAATATGATGCTGCAGCAAATGAAGATCCTCGTGAAGAAGGATTTGGATTTAATAAAATTAACGAGTATATTGATACAGTAAATCCCGATATCGTTATGATCTACAATGATCCGTTTATTGTTTATAAATTCATTGAAACGATGAAATATGAAAAAGATAAATCGCCATTTAAGCTTTGGGTCTATCTAGATCTTGTATATAAAGGAACTGTAAAACCCCTTGTTGAAAAAATTAATCAGTCGGCTGATCGTATTTACATGTTTTCTGATACATGGGCTAAAGAATACGCAAGCTACGGATCTGCTCCTTCAATTTCAGTAATGGAACATGCTGTGGATTCTACTGTATTTCTAAGAGCTGATAAGTATACGCGTAATGGTCTTCGCTTGTCTACAGGTATTCCAACAGATGCTATTATTTTCTTGAATGCAAATCGTAATTCTCAACGAAAGCGACTTGATCTTTGTATTATGTCATTTGTTGAATTACTTTCACGAGACATTACCAAACCTTACTTTTTGATGATTGTAACTGCTGCTACAACTCAAGGCGGTGCATATTATGACATAACTCGTATTTATAATACTGAACTTGAAATGCGCGGTCTTTCATTGGATACAATCGGTAAACGACTCATACTTGTCGATTCTGCAGCGACTCCACTATCCGATGCTAAGATTAATGAAATATATAACACAACAGACATTGGAATCAACACTAGCGACGGAGAGGGATTTGGTCTTTGCCAGCTAGAGCATCTGTACACCGGTGCTCCTCAAGTTGTAACTAATGTTGGTGGTTATTCTGCATTTTTGAGTTCTGATGTTGCAGAATTTGTTCCGTCGTCTGGACGTTCATATTTTTCAGGATCAATGCCAATTGGGTTTCAATGTCCAGCATTTGATCACAAAATGATCGCCGATGCAATGCAGAAGACAGTTGACACGCTTGAAATCCGTCGTGCAGCGGCTAAAAACTATTCGTTCAAAACATGGCCGGAAGTATGTGCTAACTGGCTTACGGATATTCGCAATGAATGTAAATAATGGATAACTTTTACAAGCGAATCGGTGAAATGCCAAACGAACAACGCAGAGCAGTTTTGACTAATATTATCGCTCAAATGCGTCAACACCAACAACATCCAATCGCCGACGCATTTTATGATATACTGTCATGTTATCCAGAAATTCCTTTGTTTAAACACGAACAAAGCTTTAGACTCTATCTTGCATGGCCTAAACTTTTTCAGTTGCAAGATAATTCACTTGTTAATCAAATCGTTAATCAACCGATTTAAATTAGAAAAAACTAGTTAAATAAAATGCCAGACTGTTCAGTTTGCATGCATGACATGGATATGGAAGAATATGATGACCCAAATGAATCAACACGTACATGTGTTCGTTTGGATTGTAAACACGCATACCATACTAAGTGCGTTATCAAATACATGAAACAAACTAACTATGAATGTATTCTTTGCAATAAACATCGTAATCCGATTGAAGAAGCTGGATTGATTGAACAAGCACATGACGAAGTTAGAAAAGATAAAGAATTTCGTAGCATTAAAAAAGAACTTAGAGATGCAGCTTCTGAATTTAATAAGACTAAAAAGATCATGAGACAAGAAATTCAAGAATTTATCCGTTCGCACGCACATGAATGGCGAATGAACGAAAAGAGAAGAAAAGTATTGTCGCTTGAATCTAAACTTGTTCGTTACGTTAAAAAGTTTGTTCTTGCTAAACCTATGCTAGCAGGAGCAATTCTTCCAAAGTTAAATGTGTGGAGTAGAAATTTCATAAGTGGTCTGAAAATGTGGCAGTATCGACGTATATAGAT